TTGTAGTCGGCTGTCTCGCAGTCAAACGTACAAGTCATCGAAAAGTTGTCCTCCTGCATGCTGACTTTGGAGGCCCGTGACAGCGTGATTCCCCCGAACGTTATCGCCATTAGGATCCCGTCCTGGAGCCCATGGAGATCCTGGTGCGGCGGAGTTTCGAGGCGTCATCCACGACAGACTGCAACGGGTAATCCTTGCTGGCACTCACGGTGATCTGGTACGTGTGCTGCGAGCTGTCTGTGTAGGTGTCTCCCTGGGATCCGCCCAGGGCGTTGTTGGGGATGACTGTGCCAGAAGATGCGGGAGTGAACAGTTCGGGGCCTTTCTCCCCCACGAGATACGTCTCTCCCGCTTCAGCATCTCCACCTGAGGCGAACGCCCCGGCAATAGCGCTGGCACCGCTGATGATCTGACTGATACCCGGGGTATTGGCAATCTCGCTTCCGAGATTTGCGATATCCCCAAGCAGGCCCTGGACGACATTCCAGATATCCTGGAAGACTCCCATGATCGTTTCAATAGTGGGCTGGATAAAGTGGAATTGAGAGTCGAGGTAGATGATGCCCGCAGCCAGCCCGGCCACTGCGAGAATGATGATCCCGATCGGGTTGGCATCCATTGCAGCATTGAAGAGCCACTGTGCAGCGGTTGCTGCTTCGGTCGCGACAGTGCTTGCTGCAGTGCTGATGGCCGATGTGATGTGCAGAGTGTTGTTGAGCATCAGAAGACCGTTTGCTGCGGTCAGGACGCCCCCCACTGCGGTCATCGCAGTGAACATGCTGGAATACGGAGTGAGTGCTGCACCGACATTGTCCGTGGTCTTTTCCCACCATGAGGACATGTTTGCCATGAGACCGATGTGGTCCTGGGCAATCTTGTCGTAGGCTTCGGTCGAGCCAGCAGCTTCGTTTATTTTTGTGGTTGCCGTTGACATCTGATTTGATGTAAGACCAAGGGCGATACCGAGATCGTCCACCGTCATTTTAGTATCTGGGTTTGTGGATCGGAAGTCTTTCACAGCCTGATTCAGTTGGCTGACCGCCATGCGGGCCGGTACACCCTTCTGACCAAGAGCTTCAATCGCAATCGTCATATCATCGAACGAGAGCCCGGCGGACTGGGCCGTCGGAGCAGCTTTTGCAAGCATATTGGTCACGTCCGTAAGGCCGTACTTGGTGCTGTGTGTGATCTCTGTCAATGCGTCGGATTTCGCCCCGAGGTCCTGCACGGTAAGGCCGTATGCCTGCAAGGCCGGCACGACATTGTTTGTCGCTTCGGCACCGTTAGAATTGTTCGCATCTCCAAGAGCCAGAGCGGCCTTCGTTGCAATGTCCATGTCCTCGGCAGTGGTGACCCCGAATTTACCCAGGGTGGCCATCGTCGAGTTTACTTCCTCGATGCTGTCTTTCCCGTTGGCCAGCGCCATGGTCAGGTCACGGAGTTTGTCGGTCTCGATGCCGGTCTCCTGGGAGACTGCCTCGATGGAGCCCATGAGCTTATTGTTCTGGTCGATCATTGCCACACCGGCACCACCGACAGCCGTTGTTACTGCTCCGATCGCAAGGCCCATCGCTGCAAAGTTACCTTTGGCAGCATTTGTTCCTGCGGCGGTCAGGTCTTTCGCCAGGATGTTGTAGAAGATGTTTCCCAGTGCAACGTCGCTCATGTCTTTTTCTCATCTCCGTAAATCGTGTTGAATGCTGTTTCCCAGAACCGCTGTTCCGGCTCACTGAGGGCTGACCATTCGGCCCAGGTTTTCCCCATCCACTTCAGGAATATGGCCCAGCTAATGCCGGTTCCGCTTGAGGCGAAATCTCTGGATCTCTTTCACCACCTCGATGTTGCGCCGTTCAAAGCGTGCGATCAGGATGGTCAGGTCCCGGGGTCTCCAGGCATTGGTGTTCTCTGCGAGCCAGTCCTCGGTAATCAGCGGGTTTGCTGTCAGGAGTGCGTAGAGCCCCCTGGCAATCGATCCCAGTTCGCCTTTGAGTTCATCTGCCCTGTGGCTTGCATACGCGACCTGGTCCGGTGTGATATCGTTGCCTTCAGTGTCGAGGATCTTGCCGATGTCCTCAACGATGCTGTTGCGCCTGTTGAGGAGGGCTTCGATCTCGTCCTGGTCGGCTTTTGAGAACCAGAGAGGCATTGCGATCGTGTTGCCGGTGGGGGAAGGTACTGGCTTACCGGTATCGAGGTCGATGTGTTCGACATCGTGCTCCGGATGAGAGGCCCGGCCCATGAGAGTGTCAATCTCTCCCTGCCATCGTGCCGCTTCGGCTCGTTCGGCTTCGGTCTGGACTTTCTTCTTGTCCGCGATCCTCTGGTCGGTTTCCTTCCAGTCATCGGCCGGAGGAACGAATGCTTCTCCGCTCATGCGAACTGCGCCGTGATATCAGTGTTCGGATTCTCGACAACCAGCTCGATCTTATTCGAGACGGTCTTTCCACTCTTCCAGTCGACCGGGTCCTTCTTGATCATGCAGTTATTGAATGTCATGATCACGGACTTCGTTGTGACCGGGTGGATGAGTTTCATCTGGACAATGATCTTCCCTGGTGCACTGGTCATGCCAGTGGTTGTGACACCGGCAACGGATGCAATGCCACAGGTGACACCAGAGCCGAGTGCGGCTGGGTTGTCGATAGCCTGGACAGTTGCGAAGGCTTTGGTGGTGTAGAGGACTGTGCCAGCCGGGGACAGTGCTGGGACGGCAAAGACGTCCTGGACCGGGTTTCCGTTCAGGTCAAAGCCGAGGACCGTGATGTAGGCGGTCGCCACGTTCGTGGTTGTCGCACCTGCAAGTGTCAGTGCCAGGATCCCGTTTCCTGCATTCAGCGGGGCGGTCCCTGCAAGTGTCAGATTCCCTGCAGTATTCAGCGAGGCACCTGCTGTGACAAGCGTCTCAACGACTCCGGTATACGGTGTGGAGTTGAGCAGCAACGACAGCATTGCACCATCGATCATCTGTCGCTCGATCGAGAGACTGTTCAGCTTCCTCCCAGCCCAGACGTTATGCTCCATAGCATCGCCGCTCGGGTGTGGATTGTCGAATGTGTTTTCAATGTCATATCCTCCGGTGGTTACCAGGTAATCCGGTACTCCGGCGAGATAGACCCGTGCATGGAGCCCGGTAAACGAGCCCGCTACTGGATCAACCATATGTTTTCATTCCTCCTTTTGGTCTGAATTGTTCTCATAGCGTGTCCACCTTCGAATAGGTGAACTTCAATAAGCAGGATGTGTGGTGGACGTGCGTGTCCTCCTCGAAGGGGAGGGGAGTGCTGGTGAATTCGATGTCACGCAGCCCGGGAACGGTCTTGTCGATGTTGAGAGAAAGGACCCTGACCCTATCCGCGATCGCCATCTGCAAAGAGTTGGCATCGTAGTTGACGCCATTGATGATCTTGCCTTCATCCTGGGTGTACACGTGGATTGCCAGCTGAGTGGGGATATCCACGACCCCGTTGTAATCATAGCCTGCACGGGGAACGAAATCCTCCCGATCGATATGGAGGATGACCGATGGATAACAGGGAGGCAACAGGGCATATGCGACCTTGGTGTCGATACTGGCCGTGCCATCGAGCAGGGCCTGCAGTTGGGAGTCCCCGCGATACATTGCCAGGATGTCTGCAAGCATTGAGGGAATCATAACAGGGCTGCCTCCGTGATGCTGCCCCAGGTCTCATCCTTGATTGCGTCTTGGATCTCATCGTGCTCGTCTTCGATAGCGCGACGGATGAAGGGTCTGGCCTGCAATCCTTCACCGGATTTCCCTTCATATATTTTCCCTCCTGCATAGACGGAAACATGTCGTCCTCCCGTCCCTTCGTGAACATACAGGGGATATCCCTTAATGGTGGCAGGGCCTTCGTTTCCCGCGTCCCCGCAACCAACGCCTCCGCTGATCTCGTCTTCCTTGTCTTCTACCTTGATATAGATGTGAGCTTTGAGAATACCCATGTCAAGCGGAGCGCCGGTAGTCTCACCATTTTTCTTACGGGTTTTCTTTGTGGGGAAAACCATTGGGTCGAATGGAGAACTGCCCGGAGTGCAATATTTCATGGCAGTGCGCTGGCCTATGAAACACCCTTTCTGCACCCCCTTGAAAGCTCCCCGATGAGCTGCCTTGCTGACATTGACGAGTTTTGCCACGAGTTGTTCTTTGGTGAGTTCGACTACCATGTTACTGCCCAGCCTTCGTACTGATGTCCGGGATCAGGTCAACCTCGTAATGGGGAAGCACCGTGTAGGGTCGCACTGATTTCACGATCCACGTTCCGACAAACCCAGACTGAGTGGTTGTTATCTGGCGAGTGTTCTCGGAGATGGTTGCGGTGGGCGGTAGGAACATCCTGGCTGCCCGGATCACAGCCTCTCCATACAAGCGGAGGACCATGTCGGCACTCATCATCTCGAACTTACACGGCATGTTGACCTGCTCGTTCTTCCACGCATCAACAGGCCCGAGCTCGCCATCTCCGGTTTTGCTGCGGACCTGAATCGTGCATGAATGGGGATATCGGGTTGACATGGTTAACTTCCACCGTGAAGACGGTTGAGAATCCAATATCCTCCGGTGCTGATTGTAAGGGAGATCGCTGCTGCAATGCCGATCAGCGTGGATTGGAATTTTTCCAGTTTGCCAAGTCGGTCCTCATGGTCCTTCATGCAGTTGTCCCCCTTTTCGAGGCGTTCGAGGATGCTGTCGACTTTCCCGTCGATTTGGATTAACCATTCTCGGTCGGTCTGCGGTTTCGTAGCATCCATTATTACTCCGGGAAGTACGCCAGGTTGGCAATGGTGACGCAGCCGGTACCTCCTGCTGAGGCGGCAAGTGTCAGGGCATTCCCAACAGTAGCGATAAGCGGGCTAGTGAAGACTCTCCCGACCCCGACACCGATTGCAGTGCCTGATGGGATGATCTCCTCCCAGCAGATAACAGTCGATCCGTCACTGATCGTCACTGTGATGGCGGATGCGTTTGTAGCATCGCTCACAGTGACATCGAAAGCCGTGACGTGATATGCGACGTTGGGATTGGCTGCCAGTACAATACTGTTGGCCGCGCCTGCCGAGCCTTTCTTTGAGACGGGCGTGCTGTCGGGCAGGGCGTATCTTCCGATGATTGTGGTTCGTTGTGGTTGTGCTCCCATAATCAAAGATCCTCGCCGGCGAGTGCTAACAGTCCGGCGTACTGTGAATCATCATTCTCTTCATCCCCGACCTGACTCAGAATGTACTTGTTCAGGGCGTCGCGGCCTTTGTCATCGTAGAATTTGATGCTGGTGTCAATGGTCACACTTACGCCCATGGTGCCTTCTTTCAGGTCATTGGGAATGGTACCATCGTGCTTCTGCTGGACCCGGATATCCCGGCAGATCCATTGCTGGGCAACTTCGATCAGCTGACCGCTGCCGCTTCCAACAATATACCCGGGTTTCCCCGGAAGAGGCGGGTTGACCGGAAGACCGTTGGCGTCGAGCTCGTTCTGAATCGTCTGCTCGATAAAAGCGGCCCAGCGAGTGATCGTTGGGATGTCGTAAGTGCAGTTTGTTTGCGACTGCGCCAACTCTGGATTTGTCCAGATAAGAGTAGTGGTCAAGGTACCTCCGAAAAAAATGAGGTGGGTCGGAGGTCCTTAGGTTGAGCCCTGGTATGCCAGCATCCAGTTTGCCGGAGCGGCACCCCACCGGGCCCAGATGGATGCAAGGGCCACGTTTTCCTTGAGGACATCGTCGGAGGTGTTCGGGTCCATCTTGACCGTGAGCATCGGGGCTTCACGCTGCTGCAGGAGAACAGGCTTTGTGGGCTTGCTCGTGCACAGCATGTGCCACTCGGTCGAACTGGTCAGGTATGGGTTGACGATCAGTGTCTTGATGGAGCTGCCGAACTCGTTGGAGGTCGGGAGGTTGTAGATCGCGGGAGCGGTTGCGGATGCTGCCGTGCCTACAGACATCAGGAAGGTCGAATGCAGGAGCTGGCCTGCAGGGATCCTGAGTGCCGGGTTGACGACAAGCGTGTCCGGAGTGATACCGAGAGGACGCCCGGTCTGGTCGACAAGGGTCTCCATACCTGCGATCGCGGCCGTGAGGTTGGCTGCGTTGAGCGCCTGGGCTGCTCCGTTCTGGGCACTCATGAGGGTGTTGCCCTGCGTGCCGCCATTCGCACCAGGATGGGAGAGGGAATATAGGGGCAGCTGATCGAACCCGAGCGAGCAGTTCGGACCGCTCGCAACCCCGCCGTTGTGGAGGATCGAGTAGACGAGCGAGACCGGCAGACGCTTGCCTTCCATGGCAAGCTCGGCGATCTTCTGTGCGAGGATACCGTACTGGTCATCCTGGAAGACCGTGAGCGGGATCTTGATACCCGTGTCGTAATTCTTGTTCACGACCGTGTAGGTCTGCTTGTTGCCGACACCGGAGAATTTCCGTTCTGCCCTGAATTCGGTCATCTGCGGGACCGGGCCCAGGGAGGGATAGACTTCGGAGAACTTGGTCGATGGCACTATCTGCGTGAAGGTGCCGTAATTGTCCGGGACATACGGCTCATAGATCCGGAAGAACTGGGTCTGGATCAGGAGCTGCGTAAATTCGGGGAAGAGATCTGACATTGAGACTGGCATGTTTTTCACTCCTCACGCTGCATACCCTGTGATATCGACCCACAGGAAACCGGGTTCGTAATCCACTACTTTTCCAATCTTCGTATAGGAGCCGCCATCGGTGATGGTGATGGTATGGTCGTCCGATGTGAAGATCTCCGATCCGACATCGGTGATGGCCGCGGTCGAGAGGGGTAACCGTAAGAGCTGGCCCGCCCGGAGGACCTTGACAACGGCCCACCCATCGGTGGTGCCGACAAGGGTTGTCGGGAGCGGAGAGATCGGGACGATCGTGCCCTCTTCGGCAATTCCGGCAAACTTGTTGCCGCTGCCATTTACAAGAGGCTGGACGTATCCGCCATTCAGTTCAAGGAACCCGCCTTTGAAGATCGGCGTGTTGGCCTTTGCGCCCCGGTAAACATACTTATTGTCCCGGGACATGTAGTCGAGAGATGTTGCGAGGTATCCCATGTTCAGGCCTCCTGGTGATAGGTTCCCCGAAGGACACCGGTGGGTGTCTTGAGAAGACCGAACTTGGCGACATCTGCCTCAGTCATGGGGGTCGTGCCGTCCAGGCCGGTAAACGATTTCAGGATGTTCTTCCATCCGGCGGGCATCGGGATCCTTGAGAAGGAGCCGAAGCTATCATTGCTGGCACTCGCTGCCGGTGTGGGGATCTGCCCGGTGCGCATGCCCTGCTCGATGGGTTTGCCGAGTTTCTCTGCGATGGTGCAGTAGTCGTTGAGCATCTGGGTCAGCGTGGCTGCCGGCATCGCGATGAGTTCAGTGGTACGCTTGTCTTTGTCGACATCTGCGAGAGTGCCGATACGGACCTGGGCTGAAACTACTGAGGCTGCAAGGGTCCTGCGGTTGTCCTCGTCACGGGCAAGTGCGAGCCTCTGCTCGACGATCTTGGTGATGTCGTCGGGTTTCATCGCGGAGGCTGCGGCTGCAACTGAGTTGTCACCTGCGGTCTGGCCTGCACCCGTTGATGCAGAGGTCCCACATGATGGGCAGAACTTTGCCCCGGCCGGGAAATTACTGCCGCATTTTGAGCACGAAGCGTGCAGTGCTGCACCACAGGCGGGACAGAACTGGGCATGTGCCGGGAGTTCCGCCTTGCATTTTGCACACACTGCGTTTGTCTCAACGGTCTTACCGTCGTCTTTTCCTTCTCCGTCAGCTGCACCCACACCCACCTGGGAAGCTCCGAGGTTGATGTTGATGGTCTGACCGGGTGTTGCCGGGACGTTTACACCCGGCAGCGTTGTCTGTTCTTCGGTTTTTTCTGCCATACTTGCTCCTTTCGCTTTCGCTTGAATGTCGGAAAGGTGTTTTTCGAGATGCGATTTTGCCGCACCCTCTGCGTTCCCGAGGCCCTGGGTCTGGGAGAATCTCGCGAGTGCATTCCTGACACCATTCGCATTGACGGTTCCGTCAACCTCATGGTGGCCGAGTCTGCAGTCGCTGAAGGTCGGGCCGGTCACTACAGCGTAGCCAGAGCGGATCTTGTTCTGCTCGGCACCGCTGAGATCATCCCAGCTCTTGTCGGTGTAATCTCCCAGGACCTTCTTGTTCCACGGCTTCGCGCTGATGCTTTTGTTTGCCGAGTTGATCGGAACGTACGGGTACGACTGTGCAGCCATAATCCTCCTGAAGAGGTCCGGCATTGCGGCCGCCGCCATTTTCCTCCACTGGAATTGTGCTTCGGAATATGCCGGATCGGTTACGATGCTTTCACTGCCCGCTTCCCACCCATGACCCATTCCCTCGGGATCAATGGTCCTGGCGTAAGCCCACATGCTGACGTTCGTGGGAATCGTGCCAGCCATGATGCCCTGGACGGTCTTTGGATCGGTCACCCGGGCCTTCTGGTAATAGATGGTTCGGCCCTGGTTGTCGGTGCCGTCAGGGTATACGTTGAGAATAGTACCGACAATTGCCCGATTGCTGTTGATGGCGTCGCAGTAATGTTCAGCGGGGATCGGAATGCCGGTATCAGGGTCTTTGATCGCGACGCCTTTCGGACACCACCGGATGGGCTTGCCTGCGAATGTCTCTGCAAATGCAGGGGCCTCCGCTGCGGGTACCCCCCATCCGTTTTTGTTGATCTTGTCTGCGGTGAAAAGAGGGCCTGTGATGACGAGAGAGCCATCGGAGGCTGCTGCTACAGTGAACCTGTGAAGGGTGCCGAGTAATGGGAGGGGTTCCGGCATCTAGTATATTGTATTCGCAAGAGTTTAAAAACCGAAAAAAGATTCAAACTGGTGAAACGGGGCCCGGGAATCCTATTTCAGGTACGGCGCTATCGCCTCATCGACTGCCTTCTTTACAATCCCCGCGAGCCGTTCTTCGTCTTTGAGCCGTGCCTCCAGGTCCTGGATAGTCTTCTGCATGGCAGCGATCGCGTCGTTCTCATCCGGGGCATATGCTGCGAGGACCTCGCGGCTGGTGGGATTGAGACTCTTAACTTTGCGTTTGGTAAATTGGGCCATATGTAACACCTTATTGTTACCATCGTTCATTATAATCATTGTTACACGGTTTTGTAACAAATTATTAATACAGCAGCCATCGAACATCTTTGACAATATGCAGCTGAAAATCCGTAAGGTTATCAGGCAGATCAGAGCGCACGAGTTCGGGATACCGGAGGCACGACAGCAGTACCCGATCACAGATCCCGGGTTCCGGCGTCGTGCTCGCGCGCCCCTGTGCGTGCGATGACTGCCCTTACTTTTCTTTAATCAGTTTTTCAATGGTAGATTCGAGCGCGTCTGCAAGATTGCCCGGGTGCTTCACAAGATACCGAGCGATGGCTTCCTGGAGGACCTTGTCGAGGCTTGCAACGTATGCTGCTGCAGCATTGGTGCGCCTTGCCTCTTCACGCTCTTTTGCTTCCCGCATGGCTTCTATGGCCGGGCAGGTATCGATGTAGAGGCAGGGCACGTTGAGCATGTTGCAGGAGCGGCCATCGGCAGTGTCCTGATACACGTGGATCCCGCCATCCGGGCAGGTGGTGTAAGTTCCGGGTTGCTGGCAACGCGGTTCCTTGACCGGCTCTGCTGCTTCAGAATCGGGCTGCTCCTCCGGCTTTTTCTGTTCTCCATTCTGTTCGGGTCCTTTTACCGGTTCCTTGACCAGCTCTTCGGGTTTCCTGAGTGTAATTCTCGACATAAATTCATCCTCACGCGACAGCCCGTGCATAGAATGCCGGGATATCGAAATAGTTGTCGCTCCAGTTCGTGACGAAGCCCCGGGTATCATCGCTGACCTGGCCAACATCTTCGGGCAGGGCATCAACGACCGGCATCATCGTGCAGCGGCAGTAGTTATGGAAAGGGGGCCAGAGAAGGTCAGGGTCGTCCAGGGCAAATACCGTGCCGTCCAGGTCCCCACAGATTTCGCACATTCGTTCGTCTTCAGCAGCAGTGACCTGGGTTCCCGGTATCCCGGCATCGGTGTACTGCACCAGGTGCGCCTGGTTATAGGTCTCCATGGTGAGCGTCCTGGCACGTTCTGATGCACGGTTTTTGTCGATCCCAAGTGCATCCTGGACCCTGCTGGAAAGGTCCCGTGCACCTTCTCCGTTTGCATAGCCTTCCTTGAGCGTGACCGATAAACGGCCCTTCAAATCATCGGCGATGCGATCGAAGTGGTCGATCGTGTGGTCGGCCAGCTGGTCCACGATGGTCCCCCACTGTTTCTGTCCGTTCGTTACGCGAGGCGTTACGATCGGTGATGGTATTGGGGCAGCATTTGCCCCGAGAGGCAGATGCGTGATCCCGGCCTTCCTTAAGAGGAGGTTGGCGTTGTGGATTCCCCCCTGGATGGTTTGAGTGATGTCGTGCTTGATCAGCAGCCGGAAATGCTGACCGGTCAGTATACGGCGACGGGCGTCAAAATCCGCGAGTGCACCTGAAGCCGAACGCTCATGGACGTCGGTGCTGTAAGCTAGGTGCTCAAGGGTTGACTGCATCGCCCTGGTCAGTACGTATTCCCTCCGATTAAGGATGGGATCCATACCGAACGGTTTCTGGATAAGGTGCCGGTGACCGGCTGCAAGGGAGATCATTTCTTCGCTTTAAGCTCCTCCAGGTATCGCGTTTCCTTGTCCCAGTTGCTGGCAGCATCATCGTAATTCCTGCCGGTCTGCTGCTCGAATGCCTCACGGTCAGTCTGCGTGGCAGCCACCATGATGTGATTGCCGAAGATACTCCGGTCTTCAACGCGGATCTTCTTGTCGGATTCCTTGTGGTGCTCTTTCTTCCACTCTTTCACGGCAGCCGCAAAAGTTTTCTTGCTGGTGCGCTCGTAGGCAGCCTTGTACGATTCTCCCTTCAATGGGGTAATGGTTGATCCAAATACTGTGATGGGCTTGAGCGTTGCCGCACCTTTCCCGACCTGCACTGCAGGAGGAGTCTCATCGTCAGTTTCAAGAGTCTGATCCTCTTCGTAGTCCACGGTCTCTCTTGGGGGCACGTGCAGACCAACAATCTCCAGGGCCTGCCCGATCGAGAGGACATGGGGATCCATTGCCGCGATATTAAGCAGGATCTGCAAGTCCGCAACGGGTGTGCTTATCGGTTGGAGTTCAATCCGGATCGATCCGGCCTCGTCGTCATTGTATCCTAAGAGTTCCAGGTGTCGTTTATAGATCCCTTCGAACCCCACCTTAAGTTGCATCCGCATTGCTTCCAAGACACGGATTGCGTCGAGGTCGGATATGTTGGCGGACGCGAACGTGCTGCCCTTGCTCTTGTTGCTGCCAGCCTCTGTCTCGCAGAGACCGTATGAGAGGTCCTTTTCGAGCGACTCCTTGAATGCGATCACGGCAGTGGCGCTTTCCAGGCCCCCGGGGATCTGCTGCACGGTCTTGCCGAACGTGAGGATATCACGGTTGGGCTCAAGCCTGTTCATGACGTTCTGCTCATTGACCATCATCTTGAGGGCGTTCTTCACCGTAAGCAATTTGTTTTTTATGAGATCGGCAAAGAGTGTGCTGTCGATGTGCAGGCGACCGAAACCGTACCGGCCGATGGCCTTGGAGAAACCCCAGTTGATATCTTCAAGTTTCTTGATCGTGGGGTCGAGCAGGTCCATGAGGCTGATGCCATAGATGCCGATGGTCTGCCTGTTGTAAATATCTCGGCACTGGTACCCGTGATGCATGAGCCGGATCAGTGTCACGCGGCCGTTTTCAACATAGTGGATCTCGCGCTTGGCCTGCATGCGCTCGTTCATGATCACCTGCGTGACACCCCCTACCAGGGTGCCGTATTCCCAGAGCTGCTCTTCGTTCTGATATGCGGTCATGGGCTCGGCATCGATGGGTAAGAAAGTGGTATGCGACATCGGCATGGCATCCAGGGTTGTGATGCCTTCTCCGATCCCGAACCGTGCGTCCGCACTGTTGAGGAGCGGCACGTTGCCGTCCCGGGCCAACAGCCGGCCTGCTGCAGAGAACCAGTTCTGGAGCTCGAGGTTGGTGGTAAGAGCATTCGAGTCCTGGAGGATGGAGACCTCGGCTTCACGGCTTATCCCTGAACTTTTATCACAGAACAGCCGGTACTCAGATCCGCGCAATTTCCATCCGAGTTTCATCAGCCCCACACCGATCCGGGGGTTGATGGTCTCCAGTTGCTGGTTGCGATCGAACTTGTTGAAGTACGAGATCTTCCGGCCGCCATATACATCGGAATCGAGCGCCTTGTTGGCGAAGTCGTGATAACCCTGGATCTTCTGGTTCGGGTTTCTGTCAGTGACCGTGTCTGCGGCACCCATGGCGGTGCCTTTGACAAGGTCTCTCTCGATGCTGTCCTCCTCTCGAATGTTCGGAGTGGTGTAATCTTCCGGGGATCGGAATGCCGAAGCCGCGGCATAAATCCTGTCTGCGATGCTGCTCATAATGTGTGTTTTCTCCTGTCAGGTTCTTTAACCGAAAATTTCTGTTTTAACTCCCGCCATGCGGCATGGGAGAGGTCCTTGTTGTAGTGCGTGAAGATGGGGCTCACGACCATTTGCCATCCTTCGTCTTTGGGATCGATCTGGAATGTGAGCGTGAGCCCGGCGGTACGCTCGATGCTGCGGGCAATCTCCTGGGCTTTTACAAACATGGCGTCACGGTCCGAACCCTTGATGATGAACGGCATCAGGTATGCAGCTCCCCACCCATGACTGAGACGTCGGGTGTTCCCCACGGGTCATCTTCGGGCCAGTTGCGGTTCCGGTCGTCATCGATGCCTTCGCGGGTGTTGACATATCCTGTGAACAAGTAGTGGGCCAGGTTTGCGATCGCGCTGGGTCCTACTGAGAACTGATCGTCCGTTGCCTTGGCCTGCAGGGATTTCAGTTCGCTGATGAGCCGATCGTTCCTGGGATATTCGATCTGGCACTGATACATGCGGTTTTCCAGGGTGGCGTACACTTGCGACCGGTTCTGGGGTGTAAGCGGGAGTTCATTCAGCAGGAAATTGTTGAAATGCAACATCATGGCTTCCCGCTCATACCCGTCATGCAAGAGGTCCTCGACACGATACTGCCGGCATTGCATCTTGATGGAGGGCGCTATTTGCCTCCAGTTGAGAGCTCCGTTCTCGGGATTGTAGTACGTGACGAAATCGATGATTACGCGGCCTGCGTGAAGGTGGCCGATCCCGAATGCGATCGGGGCGTTCCGGTTTTGAGAGGCCCCGAGAACCCCATGATATTCAATGGTGTAATCATACGGTGGTGGGGATGGCCGGCTGTTCTGGTCTACAATTCCTGGGGGGAACATGGTGCCCCCGATGGTCATCATGCGATAAAGGGCCTGGGACATCGTATCGACCTGATCGTCGTTCCGCCCGTTCGGGAACGATGCACATTCCTCAATGAAGTCATGGACCCACAGGCATTCCGAAGGATCCGGAAGGAAAACATCCCCGGCCTCGATGGTGCCTGAAACGGCATTCACCCGGGTAATTTTGCCGCCTTCGGGTTCGACTGCAATCACTCCCTGGATCTCTTTCTTCAAAACCTCGATGGCGGCCGTGCCGTTCGCCTTGTCCTCGATATATTTGCGGGTGGCTTCCGGCCATTTGCCCGTCAGGGACCGGATGGCGTTGATCGTGGTGAGGAAGTTCATGCGGCCCCGGACCTGGTCCAGCAGGTACCTGCGTGTGCCCTGCCGGCCCCACACCTGGCCGACAACGTAGTCGGAGGTGTTGAGGTCCTTGAACGAACAGTCCCAGCTCTGGACTACGTCTTCCATAACGCAGGGGAACTTTGCGCCCTGAGGAATTGCATAGAATTTCCACCAGGCCCGTTTCAGGATCTCCCCTTCCCCAATCGTAGGATTGCCCTGGTAAAGCGCTTCGAAGGGTTTTGCCCGCATGGCTTCCTTCTGCCTCATCAACCAGCCGATATCGTATTTCTCTGGCCAGAGCGCTTCTCCCTCAAGACGCCCGGTTGGATCGTATGGGTTGCCGGGAGTGGCGATCGCGGGCATGTGGAGTACCTCCCAGTGTTCTTCCGTAGTGCCGGCTTCGATCTGGTCGAGGATCTTCTGCATGAGATCTTTCTTCGACCACCGCGTCATTGTCAGGATGATTGCCGCATTAGGGCTCATCCGTGTCCGGAATACTGAGCCATACCATTCCCAGTTGCGTTCGTTGATCAGCTCACTGTTTGCCTCGACCACGTCCTTTACCGGGTCGTCGATGATGCCGAGATCGAACCCCATACCGGTGAGACCGCCACCGATACCGACTGCGTAATAGGTGCCTCCCCCGCTGGTTCCCCACTCCTGGGCAGCCTGTCGCTCGATCGATGTCACGAGTTCCTGGCCGCGTCTGCCTGGACGGTGCCGGGCTTTTGGGAAGACGTTGTGGAACTCCGGGGACACGAAGAAATCACGAGCGGTCCTGCTGTGCTTGAGAGAGAGGGAGAGCCCGTATGATGTCTGGACCACGTTCCACTTCGGGTGCTTCCCGAGACACCAGGCCGGGAAATGGACCGAGACCATCCTCGATTTCCCGTGCTGCGGTGGTGCGGTCACAAGGAGCCGCTTGATCTCGCCGCGTTCGACTGCCTCCAGTTTCTCCGCAAGGGCGTGATGTGGCTTTGATGCCTGGTAACCCGGCTGGACATACTCGCAGTATTTGATCAGGCTTCTTCGTGCCTCGACCCGTGCCATCAGCTCGTCTTCGTATGCTCTTATGGGCAGTGTTTGCGGAGCGACCTCGGTCATTTCTTCGAGCCCCGTTTCTTCTTAATCAGCGCGATGATCTCATCGTCGCTCATCGTCTTTGGTAGAAGGGGCATGCCGTCCTTGCCGGTGACTTCGTTCTCGGTGCGTTCCGTCTTGAAGGTGGGATCAAGGTTTACCAGGAGGATCTTGGCTGCGCCGACATCGGCAGCAACTTCTTTTTTAGTGACTTCCACGCGCCGGGTGCCATCCGGGAACTGAACCACCTTCTGCTCTTTGAATTCGTAGCCTAGTGCCCGTTTCACGAGGGAGTTGTGCAATTTTGCGACGGTCTCATTCCTGCCTACCTGCAGAGCGGCTAAGAAATCCGGGTATTTTTTCATCCACGCGTTCAGTGTTCCGTGCGAGATTCCCAACGCCGTGCATATTTCCGGCCGGGTGGAGCCCCTCGAAGCCAGACCCCGAACCCACTCCGGGTGGCGGTCCGGGTAATAGGGAAGCGGCGGGTGACCGCGTTTCCTTTGGGGCTTTTTCTGCGGTTCTTTTGGCGTTTTGCCCGAGACTTTTTTCCCGGATTTCTTTTTTATCATGGCGACACTTTCTTCGCAATTTTCCCGGTGAACTTTTCCCAGCGATCGATGATGCCCTGGCAGTAGTGTGGGTCGAGCTCTCCCGTGCAGCACACCCGTCCGGTCTCTTCACACGCCATGAGCGTGGAGCCGAGGCCCCCGAACGGGTCCAGGACTATGTTTCCTGGTATGGACGAATTCTGCACGGCCCGGGCTACCAGGGAGATCGGTTTCATGGTCGGGTGCTCTGCATTCCGCGAAGGCTTCGGGACCTCCCATACAGTATCTTTGTCGCGGCCACCGAACCACCGATGCGCTTTGCCACCTTTCCAGCCGTACAGGATGGGCTGGTGGACCTTGCACCCTTCCATAATCGGCTCGTGTCTCCACTGATAGTCCTGCCGGCCGAGAACGAACGAGTCCTTGACCCAGATGATGCACTGTTTCAGCTCAAACCCGGCTTCCAGGAAAGCCTTCCGGAATGCGAGCGTCTCGGAATCGGAATGGCAGACATAGATAGGGGCACCTTCCGCCGCGACAGCATACATGCACTGGTATGCCCGAAGCAGGAACTGGTAAAAATCGGACTCACTCATGTGGTCGTTCTTGATTTTTAGAGCGGCCTTGGTCTTGCCGGTGTAATCGACATTGTACGGTGGATCCGTGAATGTCATGTGGACCTGTTGTCCGTTCATAAGCTGCTGCAGGTCCTCGAGCTTTGTTGCATCGGCGCACATGAGCCGGTGGGGGCCGAGCTGGTAGATATCGCCCGGTCTTATGCTGGTTTCCCGTATGGTGTCCGGGTCGAAATCGTCCTCATGGACATTTTCCTCATCGATATCGTGCAGCATCTGATCGAGTTCGCGCTGGTCGAAGGCGATGTCTTTTACCTGGAAGTCTGCATCGTCGATTTTAATTTCCTCGATTTCCCTGAGGAGGTTTTCCGGGTTCCACTTTGAATGGGCACTGGTCTGATTATCGGCTATCCGGTACTCGCGTTTCAAGACCTCCGACATGCCGATGATCTGGGTGACCTGGGGGACTCTGGCCCAGCCGAGATCCTTCATGGCCTGCAGCACACCCTGGCCGCAGATTATCTGGAGGTTCTCATCGACAACGACCGAGATCTTGATGTAATCGAACTTTTGCAGGGATGTTTTTATGTCGATGACCGCGTTGGCCGTGTCGTGGATCTTCTTCGGATAAGGTGTTATGTCTGAAAGGGGGACGTCCCGCAGCTCTTTCTTTTTCATGGCTGCTTCCTTGCCCAGGCAATCTGGGAACCTTTCCCGATCCTGATTTTCGCTTCCTGGAATGCATCGGGGACATCGAAGATCCGTTCTTTTACCGCTTTCATGATGCCCGGATATGTCGGATTGCAATCGTGGACCGCGATTATTCCTCCGTGGTCGAGGATTGTTAAGTAGAGGTCGAGATCCTGGCAGACGTTCCGGTAATCGTGCGCCCCGTCAATGAAGATGAAACTGGCAGAGGTTTCTGGGAAGAACCGTATGGCGTCTGCCGATGAGGTGACCAGGACCTCCACCTGCTGCCGGACATTGAAACGGTTGAGGTTATCGATAAGTCGTGGGTATGCGAGCGGGCCCGGGCCGAGCAGGATGTGGGGGTCGATTGACCAGACCTTTGCACCTTTTCCATCTATGGCACCCTGGGCCAAGCAGACCGTACTTTTCCCGACAAATGATCCGATCTCGATGATGATCTTGCCGGCATCTTTTGCCTGTTCGTAGAGCCACTGCGGTTCGTCATCGAAGAGCATTCCGTCCAGGCGGGAGACATCGGGCATCATGGTGCATCACCAGGGAACGGGTCTTCGGGATCGCAACCGAATGTCCTGGGCCTTGACTCAAGCCAGCGGAAGACTCCGGAGTAATCGAGGTATTCAGGGTCGCTCATGATTGCCTGCATGCGCTCGAAGTAGGTCCGTTTCGCAACGTGGATGACGTTGCCTCCTTTCTGCGTGACCTGGTGGATCTCCTGCATCTTCGGTTTCAGTGCCCTTCGGAGTTCCTGCCTGGACAACGACATTACATGAACCTCGCTTTGATGGCTGCCGGGATCAGGGGGATCGCCCTGCGGAGATCTCGCATCCTCCATCGCACCATGAGCTCCTGCATGGCCCAGTCTTTCGCGCCGCTGGTGAGGTTTCCCCCATGCATGTGATAGTACGACTCGATCACGGGATTGAATTTGACCTCAACGCCACGGGCGTGCATTTCCAGCAGCCATTTCCAATCGTCCGCTGCTTTCAGGCATTCATCGAAAAGGACCGGCGGAGGATTTACGCAGACGATGGTTGAGAATGGGGCGGGGCAGTCTTCTTCCACGCGATCGAAGGGAAGACCGTGGATACTTACCGGAACGCCATCGGAGAAGTTGACGCATTTGGCGTAATAGACCTGGGCGGTCGGGGCCTGTCCAAAGCAGTCGACAGCGCTTCTCACGTGGTCCGGTCTCCATTCATCGTCGGCATCGAGGAATGCCAGGTATTTCCCACGGGCTACTGCGATCGCACGGTTGCGGGCATTTGCCGGGCTGGTTTTGCCAGACTGCACCAGGAGGTTGTAATCGCATCCTGACAGGAGTGCAATACAGATGTCTACGGTCTTATCGAAGTTCGCGTCATCGATGACGACAAGGATTTCAAGGTCCTTGAGGGTCTGGTTGCGGATGCTTACCAGGGCCCGGGAGATGAATTTCTCCGCGTGATACGCTGGGATTATCACAGAAACGAGGGGTTTTTTGTCAGTTTCAATCATGGTTCACCTGCTTTTTTTCGGGAATCTTCTTTTACTGGAGATCATGGCACTCCTCCGCTTGTGGTATTCTTGCTGACGATGTTCGGATACCAGATGCAGAGGTGACAATGATTTACCATGAACCCCACGACACGAGCAAGACAGCAAGGTTTACACCGGTCGTGTTTCATTATCAGGCCCTGTCGTCGCCTCTCGATGCAGATCAGTTCTGTCAGAAAAGAAGT